ATTCCTTCTGTTGTTAGTGCAAATCCTGCTGCTGGGTTTAGTATTGTTAGTTATACAGCTAATGGAACAGATGGAGCAAGCGTTGGACACGGTTTAGATTCAGCTCCTAAAATGATTATTTACAAAGGCAGAAATGCTGTTGGAGATTGGATAGTACTAACTACTGCTATTGATGGTTCTGCTGATTATTTATTTTTAAATACCACAGCAGCAAAAGGCGATTATCCTTCAAATTATATACCAACAGATAATTTATTTTATAGTATATCAAGCAGCAGTACTTTGCAATTCATAGCCTACTGCTTTGCAGAGGTTGCAGGGTTCAGTAAATTTGGTAGTTATACAGGAACAGGAACTTCATTAAATCAAATAAACGTAGGATTTGCTCCAAGATTTGTAATGATTAAAAGGACTAATTCAACAGGTGGTTGGAGAATGTATGATAATGTAAGGGGTTTAGATAGGTCTATACAAGCACAAAGTTCTGATGCTGAATATGATGATACTACTAATTACTTAGACTTTTATGCAAATGGATTTGAATTTAATAATGGTGTGTCATATCAATCAAACCCAGACATAAACGCAAGCGGAGGAACTTATATATATATGGCATTTGCTAATCAGTTTTAGCTACGCTAAACCTTTGGGTCAATTTTAAATAAAAGGGGGTGTAAAAGCCCCCATTAAAAACAATTAAACGGTTACTAAAAATATATTATCTTTACAAAAAATATTAATACACACAATTTTAAAATATAAATATGGCAACAACAGGAGTATTTAACGGAACAGATTTACTGCTTCAAGTGGAAGGGTCTACAATAGGACACACAACGTCTTGTACTTTGACTATTTCGCACGACTTACCAGAAGCTACTACAAAAAATAGCGCTGGTTGGCAAGAGGTTATTTCGGGCGTAAGGTCTGGAGAAATTTCTTTTGAAGGTTTAGTTGATTATAGCGATACTGCAAACGCTATTGAATTAGCAGATTATATTATTAACAGAACGATTGTTACTTGCGTATTTGGAACGGCTGCTTCTGGCGATGCTATTTACACCGCAGAAGGTTACATTTCAAGCGTTGAGCAATCTGCTGAAATGGAAAGCCCTGTTTCTTACAGTGGTTCAATTACCTTAACAGGTGCTATTGTTAAGTCTGCAAACCCTTAATAATAAATTTTATTATAATATATAAGGGGCTAAAGCGGCCCCTTTACTTCTTAACAAATTAACTAAAGGGAAAATGGTAAATAAAAAAAGAGGTTATTACTCGCTAAGTATTGGCGGGAAACAACGAACACTTCACTTTTCAATGAATTTTTGGGCGGCCTTTACGGACGAACTTAATATTTCTATTGGCGAAATCGACAAAGTATTTTCAGATACACTAAACCTTAATATGATTAGGGCCTTAGTATATGCTGGTTTATTAGCCTACGACCAGGAGGAAGGCAACGAAATAGATTATAATTTATTTAAAGTTGGCGCCTGGTTAGACGATGTTAATACTGACCAATTTAATGAAATGCTTAATACACTAACCGAAAGCAGGTTATTAGGTAACGATTTAAACGGCGGCATAGCTAGAAACGCAAAACCTACTAGCAAGGCAGCGCCAAAAAAGTAGCAGCTTCCTTAACGTGGGACGATTTAACGGACTATTATATAGGGCAGGCTGGTATAAAACCAGCGGAGTTTTGGAGGCACACCTGGAAGGAAAACGCCCTGCTAGGCGAAAGCTGGCAAATCAATGTAAACTTAAATTGGGAACAGACTAGGTTTTTAGCTTCTATGGTATATAACACAAACGTTAGCAAAAAGCGCGACCTTATTACCCCGGACAAGCTATTTAAGCTACCCCAGGACGCATATAATAAACCTAGTGGGCCTAAGTCTACTAAAGAAGATTTTGAGGCGTTTAAAGAGCGCGCAGAGAAGGCACTTAAATAAGTGTCTTTTTTTGGTTATTTTTGTAAGTAAATAAAATTATATGGCAGCTAATGAATTAAAGGTATTATTAACAGGGGACGCCTCTAGGTTAAGCGCCTCGTTAAATACCGCAAGTTCAAGATTAAAAGGGTTTGGAAATAGTGTTAAAAACATAGGTTCAAGCCTTCAAAGGTTTTCTTTGCCATTGGCATTGGCTGGAGGTGCTGCCGTTAAAATGGGCGCAGACTTTGACAAGTCAATGACCCAAATAAAATCATTAGTAGGGGTTGCAAGCGCAGAAGTTGATAAGATGGGCGCCGCTGCTAGGCAAATGGCAATTAGTACGGGCAAAAGCAGTACGGAAGCCGCAGACGCTTTGTTTTTTATTACTTCGGCAGGTTTAAGAGGTTCAGAAGCTATGGACGTTTTAGATGCTTCTTTAAAAGCAGCGGCAGTTGGTTTAGGAGAAACTTCTACGGTTGCTGATTTAGCAACGTCTGCAATGAACGCTTACGGATCCGCTACATTAAGCGCAACCGATGCTACCGACGTAATGGTATCGGCAGTAAGAGAAGGTAAACTAGAAGCCAGCGAATTGGCTGGTGCAATGGGTGGTGTTTTGCCTATTGCTTCAAATATGGGTGTTAAGTTTCACGAAGTTGGCGCTGCATTTGCTGCATTATCTAGGACGGGGACAGGTGCAAGCGAAGCCGCTACTCAAATTAGAGGTATTTTATCTAGTTTATTAAAACCAACTACCCAAGCCGAAGCAGCACTTACAGAAATGGGACTATCTAGTGCGGGCCTAAGAAAGTCTTTAAAAGAGGACGGTTTACTTGCTACTTTAGAAATATTAAAAACAAATTTTGAAGGTAACGATACTGCTGCTCAAACTGTTTTTGGAAACGTTAGGGCCTTGTCCGGGGTAATGGATTTACTAGGCGCTGGAGTTGAAAGTACTAGGACAATTTTTGCTAGTATGAATAAAACCCAAGGCGCTACGGCAAATGCGTTTAAAGAAACTGCAAAAAGCGCAAGTTTTCAATTAACTGCTTCATTAAATAAAGCTAAAGAAAGTTTTGCCCAAATGGGTGCAATAATGCTAAAAACTATGCTGCCATTATTCCAGGATATTGCAGCGGTTGTAGCTAAAGTATTTAATGCGTTTAATAATTTAGACGGTGCTACCCAAAAATTAGTTTTAGGTATTGGCGCTTTAATAGTTGCTTTGCCTACTATATTAACTTTAGTAGGAACTTTAACTACAATTGTAGGTGCTTTGTTATCGCCTTTAGGTTTAGTAGCTGCGGCATTAGCTGCGGTTGCATACGTTATATATAAAAACTGGGCCGAAGTTGCGCCGGTTGTTGTAGGTCTTTACAATCAATTTGTAGATTTATACAATGGAAGCGAGGCGTTAAGAAAAGTTATTGCTGGAGTAGGCGCTACTTTCAAATCCGTATTTATAGGCGTTAAAGCGGTTGTAAACGAATTTGTGAACGTTTTTGCTACAATGTGGAACCTTATTAAAGAGTTTTCAGAAAAAGGCACAGACGGAGCATTTGGCGATATATTAGAACAAGGAGTTGAAAAAGGTAAAGGCATAGCTAAAGAAGCTGGAGAAGATATTGGTAAAGCATATAGTGACGCATTAGCTGCTGCGGTTGGCAGTAGGCTAGAAAAGAAAACAGTTGAGCAATTAAATGCAAGCCTTACTAATATAGGAAACAAAGCAAAAGGTTTAATAAGCGGAATTTTTAGCGGAGGTGGTGGTGTTGGAGGTCAAGCGGCAGGAACAGGCCAAGCGGCCCCAGTTAATTTAGCTAGTACATTTGCTTCTAGGGGCGTACAAGGCGACCAATTAATAAGCGGAAGCGCTGAAAGCCCTTTAACAGGAGTTGTTGAGCAAATGAATATTGACCTGGAAGGTATGGAAACTGCCCAGCAAAAATATGAGGCTAATTTGCAAAGAATGCAAGAGATAGGTAATGCAGTAGGGCAATCGGTTGCGGGAGCGTTTAGCAATATGACCGGTTCAATGATTGATTCACTAGGTTTAGCAGATACAGGAATGCAAGGCTTTTTAAAAAGTATGCTTAAAACTGTAACTGATTTAATAGCTATGATGTTAGCGTCGTCTATTTCGCAAGCTATTGCAGGAGCAACTGCTGCGGGTACGGCAACGGGGCCTGCGGCTATATTTACAACGCCTGCATTTATTGCCACGGCAGTAGGTGGTATTATAGGAGCGTTTGCTGCTATTCCTGCTTTTGCTAACGGTGGTATTGTTAGCGGGCCTACAATGGGTCTTATGGGAGAATATCCAGGAGCAAAAAGCAATCCGGAAGTTATAGCGCCATTAAACAAACTTAAAAATTTAATGGGCGAACAAGGCGGTGGTAATAATATGAACGTTAGCGGCGAGTTTGTTGTAAGGGGTCAAGATTTAGTAGTAGCTTTGCAAAGAGCAGACAAAACAAGGTCGAGAATAAAATAAAATTATGGCATACGGAACAAAATACCGTTTGGATTTTTCCGATACGGAAGGGAATAAGAGGCGTTTAGATATTTTACAGAAAAACTATGACGGTTATATTTACCCGTTAATAGGTACCGGTTCTCCTGCTAGTATTAAATGGGAACAGGATAATGATTTTTACGACCCAATTATAGCTTCCAACTGCGAGATTAATTTAATACAAACTGATTCCGTTACATACGAGGAATTTTACGATTTTGACGAACGCGAGTTTTTAGTTAAATTATATTATTCAGAAACCAGGCAAGCCAATTGGGAGGACGAAAACCAAAACTGGGAGGCTGCCAATCAAACTTGGAATTTATTAGGCGCTGGATATAACCCAGCAGACGAATGGCAAAACGTAGACGTTGTTTGGGACGCAAATAGTGGCGTTTGGGAAGGCGGTATTATTGTAGATAATTACCAGTTATTTTGGCAAGGTTTCTTGATACAAGATACATACCAGCAGAAGCTATCTGCGGCGCCATTTAACGTATCTTTTAAAGCAGTTGATGGTTTAGGTTTATTAAAGGGTATTGAGTTCCCTATTGCGCCTAATAACGAGGTTACGCTTTGGGAATGTTTGCACGAGTGTTTGTTTGAAACAGGTTTTGAGGCGGATATTTACGTTAAAACAAATTTAAAAGAGGAAAACGCTACGGCAATAACAAACGTATTTGAAGATGTTATTGTAAATAGTAGCACTTATACCGACGAGAATACCTATAAATTTAGCGCTGCCGAGGTGCTATATTCTATTTTAACAGGGTTTAACTGCCGTATATTTCAAGCTAATGGCGATTGGGTTATTATAAACAATGCGGATATTACAACGCTATCTGCAATAACTTATAGGAAATACAATTATTTAGGTACTTATCAAAGCAATAATATACTAGGCGAAATAGTATTTATACCTAGCGACGCTTTGCCTATTGGCGACGACCTTTTAAAAGAAACTAGCGGGGGTATTATTGAAGTTTCAAATACAGTAGATTTTGGTAGGCAATTAAATTATATACCTAATGGAAATTTTGAGGACGATTTAACCGATTGGGTTTATAATAGTGAATTTGTAAGCATTGACGAAAATGCAATAAAAGGCTATAAGTCTGCTAAAGTTTTAGACACTTACCAAGGAATATTACCAATTAATCCTAACGATTTTACTTCTGTTTTATCTAATGAGTTTTTAATTAAAGCACAAACAGACGAAAACGATAAAAGTATTTTTGACTTTAGTTTTGAGGTTCTGTTTCAAAATTCTGGCTTTCAAGTCAATCCTGCAAAATACGAGGTGCCGTTTAGAATAAGATTAAGATTTAGAGAATTTTTAAGTGGCGATTGGACTGACCAATTTTGGAATAGATACTACGACGATATAAACGACGAATTTACAGATACAAACACAATAAATTATTTTACTTATGCCGGTCGTGGGGAGTGGGTTACTTACACAGAGGAAATAAAATATAATAGCCCAGCGCCATTTGAAAATTATTACCCTTATGATTTTAGAATTGAATTTGGTAAACCAATAAAATATAGTGGCGATATACATATTAGTATGTTGCTTAGTGGCGTTAAAATTAATTGGAAAAAACTTAATTATTTAGAAAGCCCTGCTACTGAAATAGAAAGTTATGTATTTAAAGACGAAGATTTAGAAACTACTAATAGGCAAACAACTGCTAAAAATCTAACAAATAAATTAGAATACAAAGATATATACCAGGGCAGTACTTTTAACCAATTTGAAAAAGGTTATATGGCGCCTTTAGATTCTAGTAAAAAAGGTTTTATAACTAAATTTTTAAGAAGCGGAGACGTAAACTCTAGATTTATTGAAGATTTAACTTCAATACAACGTATAAACGACAACAGAGATAAAATAGAGCGTTTTGAGGGTACTTTAAAGAAAATTGATAATAAGTACCCAATACAAATGCTAGACCGCTTATATATCAATTTTAACAGTTTTAGCGAGCCAAAAGTATTGGTAATTGATACTTTAGAATATAATGTAAAAGCTAACCAATATAGATTTAATTCACATTTAGGGGAGCAAGGTACTGACGTTGAAACGGTATTTAATAGCAGCCAAATATCATACCCATTAGATAGCAACGTACAAAATTGCGCAACTTGGTATGTAATTAATAACGAAACAACGCCAGGCACAGATGTTGGGTTTATTTATTTAGATTGCGACAGGGAATTTCAATATATATTGCAACCTTACAGTAGTCAAAGCGCAAATTTCTGTTCTATTGGTGGGCCGCTATATTTAGGTGGCGGATCTAATTATGAAATTGTAAAGGTTAGCGATGAGTGCGTTACTATACAATATTATTCACTTAGAAAATGTAGCGACGATACGACGGGTTGGGTTACTGCTCAAAACACCGAGCAGATAACTTTGGAAGTAAACGACAGGGTGCAAGACCCTAGTTTGGTAGATTATGTAGTTACAGGAACAATAGACGAAGGTACAAGCGTTGGAACAGTTACAGATACTGGCGAAGTAGGTTGCCCAGTACCGCCAAGTTTAACGGCGTTTTTACGTTCTACTAGCGGCTTCCCTAACCCTTGCGGTTCTACACCTACAATAACGGCATACCACGACGGGGCTGGTACATATCCAGCAGGCGGCGATAAAGTTTATAACACGCCTAATTTAACAAGCCCATTATCTAGCGGTTCGTATTTAATGGCAAACAACTTTTATATTAGTTTGTTTGGTGGCGAACCTGGAGAAGTAACGGGTGTTACTGAATGTACGGCGCCAATACCATTACACTATACATTAGAAAAATGTAGCGATAGTACTACGGGTTGGATAACAGGGCAAGAGACTACCGAAATAACGCTATCTAATAACGATAGGGTTAGTGTTGGAAGTGATTTATATATTGTAACGGGTACATCTAGCACGGGTACAAGCGTTGGCACAGTAACCGATACGGGCGAAGTTGGTTGTCCGGTAATACCAACAATTTATTATTACACGCTTACTAAATGCGAGGACAGTTCTACGGGTTATATAACTGGTCAAAATACAACAGAAATAATACTAGGCACAAACGAAAGGGTAAGAGACGCCTCTTTTGTAGATTATATTGTTACAGGGCAAGCTACTAGTGGAACAAGCGTTGGAACAGTTAGTGCGACGGGCTTATTTAATTGCCCAGTTCCGCCTTCAACAGGAACGTTTGTTTCAGTTTGGGACACTAGAAATATAAGCGGAGGCTCAACTAATGAGTTTAGCGTTATGCTAGGGCTTATGAGCCAAGGAAATTATAATTTTAGCGTAGATTGGGGCGATGGTAACGTTGAAACAATTACTTCTTATAACAACAGAACACACGCTTACGCCGTTCCAGGAATTTATGAAATTAGAATAACAGGAACAATAGAAGGGTTTAGGGTTGTTAAAGATGACGATAAAATAATTTCTATAAAACAATGGGGAGATTTAAGACTAACAAGAGCAGGATTTAGTGGGACTAATTTTGGATTGTATTTTGCGGGTTGTAATAATTTAGATTTATCGCAAGTTACAGACGTACCTAATTTTACTAACACCACAAACTTTTATTCAGCTTTTTCTTATTGTACTACATTGACTACTATTAATAGAATAAATGAATGGAATATAGCAGATATTGTAAGCGTTCAGGCAATGTTCCAAGAGTGTACTAACTTAAATATTGATATTAGTAATTGGGACGTTACAAATATTACAAATGCAAGTCTGTTTATGTTTAATACAGGTTTAACCCCTGCCAATTTAGATGCTATATATAACGGTTGGGGAAGTCAAAACGTAAATAATGGCGTTACGGCTACATTTACGCCAACTAAATACACAAGCGCAGGAGCAGCAGGACGCGCAGATTTAGATGTACATTGGACTATAAATGACGGCGGTTTAGAATAAAGATTCCCTTTTTGTTTCTTTGTTGGGGGTGGTAGTTTTCGGACTGCTGCCCCTTTTTTTTATGTAAAATATTTTTTTAATTGAAAATAAATTTTTATTTTTGTATTTAAATATTTACCTATGAATATACGAGAACAATTAAAAGAACGTAAGCTATTAAAGCGAGACGTATGTAAGCATTTAGGTTGCACGATGCCAACGCTAAAGTCAAAACTAGACAACCCGGCCAAGCTAACTTTGGGCGACGTTGAAAAATTAAAACAGTTAGGAATTATAATTAACATTTAAACTTATGAAAGCAGTAAACATTAAGGGAAAAGACTACATTACCGTAAACGAACGGCTAATACATTTTAGAGCCGAAGGCGTTTTTACCAATTGGGGTATTGTTGAAACAATAGTTTCTTTGGACGACAAAGAGGGCGTTTTTAAAGTTACTATAACAGACGACACGGGTTCCGAAGTTGTAAGCGCGCACGCCCAGGAATACCGAGATAGCAGCTATATAAACAAAACTAGCTTTTTAGAAAATGGTTTTACTAGCGCATTAGGTAGGGCATTGGGTTATTTAGGTATTGGTATTGATACTTCAATTGCAAGCGCAGAGGAGGTTACTAACGCGGTGCAAAACCAAAGCAATACGCAAGTAGACGACAATAGGGCCTGGCTTACAGAGGAGCAGTTACAAGCTACATTAAAGGGTACTAAAGAGCAAGCTATTAAAGTAGTGGGCGCCTTTAGAATGAAAAAAGCATATAGGGAGCAGCTAAAAACTAAATTTAGTCTATAATGCAAACAACGACAATCGACGATATTGAGGTTATCTACGAAAGCAAAACGCACGCGCAGATAAAAATAAAGGGTACACCCTACGCAATATGCAGGGTATTACAGGAATTAAACAACGGAAAATTAAATTTAAAATCAAAAACAAATGAATGAACAGAAAACAGACAAAGTATTTATTGGCGGTGGTAAGAAAATTACAGGTCAATATGGCGATTTTAGAAGCGTAAGTATTTGCCTAAGTAAAATACCGGCAGATGCTAAATTTGAATACGGCGGCCAGGAGTACGTAAAGCTAAATATTAGCGACAAAAAAGAAGCTGACCAATACGGCAAAGACGTAAGCGTTTCAATTAACGATTGGAAGCCGGAAGCTAAAACGGTGGCTAATACCTTAGAGCCACAAGACGACGATATGCCGTTTTAAAGTATAATCTAACCTAAACAAAAAGGCGGTCTATAATGGGCCGCTTTTTTTATTTAAAATTATTTTTAAAAATGCTTTGTAATTAAAAGAATTTTTTTAATTTAGCGGTATAAAACTTATTTATTATGACAGAAAAATTTAGAGTATCGGAAACAGGATTGGTATTTTACGAGCGTAAAACCAAAACAGGAATTAGAATTGAAATACTAACGCCAAAGGAAGCTATTGCATACGTTAATAGAAGCTGGTTAGTTAGGTTAATCGAAAAAATCAAAACAGTATGGTAACGAAAGTAGAAAGCAACGAGGTGTACCACCAAAGCAAGGCGATAAGTTCAAGCGCCCTAAAGACAATACATAAAAAATCGGTTTACCATTACCTAAACCAGGCACCGCGTTATAGCAACGCTTTGCAATTAGGTACGGCAATCCATACGGCAGTCCTAGAGCCACAAAACTTTTATGATGAGTTCTATATATCGCCTAAAATAGATAAGCGCACAAAAGCCGGTAAAGAGGCTGCTGCAAAGCAGGAAAAATTAGCGGAGGGTAAAAGCGTTATTGAGGCCGACCAATACGATATGATTTTAAAGATTAAAGAAAATTTTGAGCGTAACGAACAAGCGGTTTATTATACTAAAGGCGATATTGAACTTTCTCATTATACAACTTACGAAGGCGTTGATGTAAGGGTAAGGCCTGACTGTATTAATAAGATGCTAGGCTTTATTTCAGACCCAAAGAGTTGCCAAGACAATAGCCCTAGAGCGTTTAAAAGCGACGTGTATAAATGGGGCTACCATTTACAGGCGGCTTTTTATAGCGATATGCTAGGTATAGACCCAAAGAACTTTGTATTTATTGCAATAGAAACAAACTATCCTTATAGCGTTGAGTGCTATACACTAAGCGAAAAAATGATTGACGAAGGGCGTAATGCTTACGCAAACGCCATAGCAGATTGGAAGTTTTATTTAGAGACTGGTATAGCTACCGGTTATAGAGGTTATGAAAGGAACGAAAACGGAATAATAGTATTATAATGGAAAACCAATTAAACTACGTAAAAAGCATATTGCTGGGCCAGTTATTATTAGAGGCTAACGACCAGTTAAAAGGAACGAACAGATATAAGCAAAGCATTAAGCAGCAAGTCAATAAAGTAAACGAAATGCTGGAGCCAATTGCAAAAGCGGAATACGATAAACTTTATTCTGTAGACCCGGAAATGGTTACAAATATTTTAAATAAAATTGAGTCGCTAATTGATAAATTAAAAGACGGAAGCATTGACGATTTGGTTTTAATTGACGCCGTTATTGATAAGTATAAAGAAAACAAAGAGTGGTTTGCAGAATATGGAGAAGCTGACTTTTTAAAATTAGATTAAATGACACCAATAGAATTATTGCAAGAAAAGGCCGCTTGGGACTATCATTATAGCGAACTTACAATTATGGAAATAGCTAAAAAATACGGCTTTAGTAAAAATTCAATTAGTTCTATTAAAAACAGATTTCCTAAAATACATTTTGAATTACCGGCTGGTCCGCCTATTGAAAGGGTGGTAATTATTGACGAAGCAGAACTTGAAAGGGCAGAAGTTTTGTTTAAAGAGTTTGGCATAAAATATACCGTTCCTTTTAATTTTACGCTTGAAATGCAATTTAATAGCAAAATAAAGTAACTTTGTAGAAGTTAATATATTATCTAATGGCTAAAGCTAAACAACAAGAGGGTAATTTTAGAAAAAAAAAGCGAGTAAAAAGGCCTGGTATTCATAGTAAGAAAAAAAATTCTGTACATAAAAAAGGTAAACATTACAAAAAAGCTTATAAAGGGCAAGGTAAATAAATGGCAAAATTAAATCCATATATGCGTTACCTTGGTCCAGAGGACCATTTACAACGCGCGGTATTAAATTATTTATCTATGCAATACCCGCATAGCTTAGTTGCGCACCCAGCTAACGAAGGTAAAAGGTCGCCATTTGAAAGGTTTAAATTAAAGTATTTAGGTGTTAGCAGCGGTATTCCGGATATATTAGTTTTTACACCTAGCAATCAATATAGTGGGTTAGCTATTGAATTAAAGGCTGGATATAACAAGCCAACAAAAAATCAAACAGAGTGGTTAGAAAATCTTAAAGTATGTAATTGGTATGCGGTTTGGCTTAATGATTTTGAAAACTGCAAAATTATAATTGACCAATATTTTAACAACGGATTATGAAACATATCCATTTATATTTTAACGAACACGAGCAAAAAGTAGGCCGTAGAAAACAAATACTTACAGGGGCCAAAGATGGTTTTGAATACGTTGGAACGCTTACAGAAGTAGAACGGGAACTTTTAATTGAAATACTATTTATGGTTTATGGCGACGACCATATAAGCCTTGATAACTTCCTTAGAATATTTGGCGACCTTAAAACTTTCTGCGATAAAATAAAGCAAATCGTTTAATAATTTTTATATTTGTTTAAGACTTAGAGGTTACGGGCTAAGTTGTTTAAAAAACATTTAAAGCTAGGGTAGTAGGTGCCGTAACCACCGAACCCCCAGCTTTTTTTTATTATGGACAAAAAGAGTTACTACGCAATCATTCCGGCAAACGTTAGGTACGACAAAACGTTAAAAGCAAATGCAAAACTTCTGTATGGCGAAATAACTGCTTTGGCTAACGACAAAGGTTTTTGCTGGAGTACAAATAGTTATTTTGCGAACTTGTACGACGTTTCTAAAACGTCGGTTAGTGTTTGGATTAGCGAACTAGAAAAACGCGGTTATATAAGCCTTGAAATGACCTATAAGCAAGGCACAAAACAAATAGAGCAGCGCAAAATATTTATCGCTACCCCTATTAAAGAAAACTTAAATACCTATATAAGAAAACTTAAAGACCCTATTAAAGAAAACTTAAAGGGTAATATATATACTAATAATATTAATAATACAAAAGAGAATAATACAATTAATACCGCACAGGTTAAAAAACCTGCGCCAGCTAGATATTCTAAATTAGTTGAAAATGCTTTTGCGCCATATTTAGATTTATTTAAAGGCGAAAAAACTTTGCCTGCAAATGAAAGCCAAAAAATAGCTTGGAAAAATACATTGGTTTGGTTTGAAAAAAACGACTACGATTTAAGGGAAGTATATGCTGCGGTTAAGTGGGCCAGGCAAGACCCTTTTTGGCGACCAAATGTATTAAGTCTACCAGCTTTAAAAAATGTACGTAATTCTGTACGTAAAATTGATAACATAATGGCGAAGTATAAAATCGCTAGCAAAGAAATAGCTAAGCCAAAATATATGGCTGCTATTAAAAACGCAAAGGAATGGTATTTAGCTGAAAATAAAAGAGGCGAAATAGAATTGTACGTACAACTTTACAACGGTACGATAATAAACGAGTTTTTGCTTACCCAAAACGTTGAGGTGGGAAGGCGAGGTGTAGAACAAATAAGAAACTATTTACAAAATGCTTAACCAAATACACGCTAAAGAGCAATTAAAAGTAAAAGAGTTAAACGAGAGGGGTTGGAAACTAAAATGGTCGGGAGGTGGCTTTGACCATTACGACGCTATTGGCAAAACTTGTACCGGTAAAAAATGCGTTTTAGAATTTAAGTTTAGAAACGATAGCTATAAAACTAAAATGCTAGAGGTTTACAAATACGAAAAACTAATGGAAATGCACGATTATTTAGTTTTTTATTTAGTAAGCGAACAATATTTTGATTACATATTTGATTTAAGAGATTTAACCAATTTAACAAAACACGAATTACAATGTCCGACAACAACACTATGGGAAAACCAAATGGTAACCAAAGAAGTTTTTTTATTAAATGCAAGCGATGCACAAACCATACTGACGATACAATAGTAAATAACGTCGTAGAGGCATTTTTAATGCGTTCTAAGATAGGAACAGAAAAATATGGCACTACCTTAGACCGAAACGATTTAACGCCTTTAGAATGGCTTAAACACGCCCAAGAGGAAGCAATGGATTTTACTTTGTATTTAGAAAAGCTAAAAAAGATATTTGCAGATTTAAAATAAATTTTTAATTTAGCCATTAACTAACTTATTGATTATGTATTTAAAAGAATTACAAGACCTGGGTATTAGCCTAAAGGGCAAACCTAGTGGCGACGTTAAAACAAAATGCCCACAATGCGGCCCAACTAGGAAAAACAAAAGCGACGTTTCACTAAGCGTTAATGTAAACAAAGGCGTTTACAACTGTCATAATTGCGGCTGGTCGGGTTCGGTAAAATTTAAGCCAAAAGAAGATTATGTACTGCCGGCTAAAATAGATATAAACCTGTCGCCTAAAATTGTAGATTGGTTTAGGGGTAGGGGTATTTCAGAAGCTACCCTAGCGCATTGGAAGGTAGGCGAAAGCATTACATATATGCCGCAGGTTAAAAACAACCGCAAAACAATAAATTTTAATTACTACAAAGACGGTAATTTAATAAACGTCAAATACCGCGATTCTGAAAAGAACTTTAAAATGGTATCGGGAGCCGAATTAATATTTTACGGCTTAGATAATATAAACGAACTTAAAAAGGTTTATATAGTTGAGGGCGAAATGGACGCGCTTAGTTTACACGAGGCCGGTATATATTCGGTTTGTTCGGTTCCAAACGGTGCAAGTAAAGGCAACCAACGCTTGGAATACTTAGATAATTGTTGGCGGTCTTTTGAAGATAAAGAGGAGGTTATTATTTGCACCGATAACGACGAAGCTGGTTTGCAATTACGCGCAGAGTTAGCCAGGAGGTTTGGCCATTACCGTTGCAAATACGTTGATTGGGGAGACTATAAAGACGCCAACGAGGTTTTAGTTGATAAGGGAGCCGAGACGCTTAGAACAATAGTAAAAAGCGCTAAGAACTTCCCATTAGAAGGCGTGCTAAACATAGCGGATATTTGGGACGACGTTTTGCAGTATAACGAAAATGGTATAGTAAATTACGATATGAACTTGGGCGGCAGTAATGAATACTTTAAGCTAGCAATGGGGGAATGGACGGTAGTAACGGGAATACCAAATAGCGGTAAGTCGGATATTATAGACCAAATTTGTGTTAATATGGCAACCAAATACGATTTTAGATGCGCTATGTTTTCCCCCGAAAGTTTCCCATACGAGGGCCATATAAAACGAGTTGCTAATAAACTAAACGAAACTAATTGTACAAATGACCAATTAAATGGCACAAAAGATTTTATACTAGAGCATTTTTATTGGGTTAAAATAGACCTTAAAAACTTAACCCTAGAGGCAATACTAAACCATTTTAGAGATTTGGTATTTCAAAAGGGCGTAAACATTTGCGTTATAGATCCTTGGAATATGCTAGACCATAGCGCGCAAAAAGACCATAGTTACGTTGGTAAGGTGCTTAGTCAAATAACACAATTTTGCCAGCAAACAAACACGCACTTGTTTTTAGTGGCGCACCCTAGAAAAATAGAAAGTGAAAACGGCAACTATAAAAAACCAACGCTTTACGATATAAGCGGGTCGGCAGACTTTTTTAATAAGTGTTATAATGGTCTTATTTGTTATAGAAATATAGGCGACCGCACCGATTACGGAAGTGATAGCGTAGATATACACGTTGAAAAAGTAAAGCGTAAAGAGAATGGTGGGCTAGGCAGTTTTAGTATTGCTCCCGATTTTGATAATGGCGCAGTATATAAACCAATTACCGCGGCCCAAAAAAGATTTGAGGCCCCTAAAAAAATGGTCGAAGTTGTAGATTTAGACCAGGACGAAACAGGAGTACCGTTTTAAAATATATAATTATGATACAGATAACAAACGAGGACAATATGGAACTTATGGCAAGGTATGAAGATAATTACTTTGACCTTGCTATTGTAGATCCGCCTTATTTTGAGGAATATGGTAAGACAAATTATACTGGTGCTTCAATAACAAAAAAAGGGATAAAAAGAATTTCAACTGATATTGAAAATTGGGATATACCTAATGAAAATTATTTTAAAGAACTTTTTAGGGTCAGTAAAAATCAAATTATATGGGGGTGTAATTATTATGCTAATTTAATTCCTTCGGTTGGTAGAATTATTTGGGATAAAAAAAATGATAGCTCTACTTTTTCTAAATGCGAACTAGCAAGTCATTCATTTGGACTTAGAGTTGATTTATTTCGATTTATGTGGAATGGAATGCTACAAGAGAATATGAAAAATAAAGAGCAAAGAATACACCCAACACAAAAGCCAGTTCAACTTTACGAATGGGTATTAATGAACTATGCTAAAGAAGGGGACAAGATTTTAGATACGCATTTAGGTTCAGGAAGTATTGCAATAGCTTGTCACAATTTAAAGTTTGATTTAACCGCTTGTGAATTAGATAAAGAATACTTTGAAGCAGCAATGAAAAGATTAAAGCAGCACCAAGCACAACTGACAATGTTTTAATGGCAAAGCGTAAAAGAGTAAAGCAATACATTCCAACAGATTCGCAAACAAATGCAAGGATTTGGTGTATTAAAAACAATATTAAAATATTGCCGGAGCCTACATTTAGAGGCATTTATTTAACCCTGGACGTAATGGGTAGGCTTACAAAGTCGCCCGACCCTTACACAAATGAAACACTAAATGCAAAGATTTTTGAACTTTATGAGTACCTTTACAAAAAATATTATTAAATATGGGTTCATTTCAAGTTCAATTATTTCCTATTTATGGTTTTGCTTTTGGCATAAATTACGCAAGTGGCGCAATTGAAGAATTTTATTATATGGACGAAGACGAACGTATGATACAATTTTTTATTGGGCCGTTTGGTATTTCAATAGTTTGGTTTAAGGGATAAATTAAATATATATATATGAAACAAAAAGTAAAAATCGGGGACGTTATACCTAACGAAAAAAACCCAAGGTATATACGCGACCCTAAATTCAACAAATTAGTTACTAGTATAAAGGAGTTTCCACAAATGCTAGAGAAGCGTCCAATAGTCGTAGATGAAAATATGATTGTATTAGGCGGTAATATGCGTTTAAATGCTTGCAAAAAAGCAGGTTTAAGCGAAGTTTGGATTGATGTAGCAGAGGGGTGGAGCGAAAAACAAAAATCCGAGTTTATAATAAAAGACAATGTAGGCTTTGGAGAATGGGATTGGGAAATACTAGCTAATGAATGGAATACTCAATTACTAGAAGATTGGGCGCTAGATTTACCAGGTTTTGATGTAAATGAGGACGATTTAAGTGACGACTTTAGTTTGCCGGAAGGGGATAAGGAACCATTTCAACAACAAACATATACTTTAGCAGATGAGCAGGCAACTGTAATAAAAAATGCCATTGCTGATATTAAAAAAACAGATGAATTTAAGTACGTTGAAACATTTGGTAATGAAAACGGAAATGGTAATGCTCTTTATTTAATTATTATGCAATGGATAGCAACGAACAATTAAAAGAAGTAACAGTTAAAATTATTAATAGTAAAATAGCTAAAGAATATACTATTAAACATCATTATATGAAAACCTTTTCAAACCCAAAAGTTTGTTTTGGTGTTTTTTATTTAGGTAAATTATATGGTGTAATTACATTTGGATATTCAACTGCAACAAAAGAAAAAATCAAAAAATATATTCCAAATATAAAAGATGGTGAATTTATTGAAATGCAACGTATGAATATACACGACATTTTAGGTTTTAATGCTGAAAGTTTTGTGTTAGGTAAAATATATGAATTGTTTAAAAAGAATACTAAAATTAAAGTTTTAGTGACGCACGCTGGCGGTTGTAAAAACGATTGCGGTATAATTTATCAAAGCAGTTCTTGGTTATATTTTGGCAAAGATGAATGTAATGATTTTTATTTAACTAAAAATAATGAATACAAAAATATTATTGCTCCAATGAGATTTGGACGAGTTCCAAAAGGAATAAAAGGCGGTCAAAATATAGGCGAATATTTATTTGGAGAAGGACAAATAATTGAATCATATAGGTATTTATATTTATATCCTTTACAAAAAGGTTTAAGAAAATTTTTAGAGAAAAAAAGTTTAGAATATCCAAAAGATAGTAGTATCTTTCGTAAGAATCAAAAATGGGTAGAAAACGGGGTAGACCAATAGGGGTTTTAAAGGAGGTTCAAACCCTTCCTACTCCACTATTTTTATGGGGAGAGCAAAAGAAATATTAGTTAAAGTTATACCTAGTAAAATAGCTAATGAATTTGTCAAAAAAAACCATTATAGCGGTAAAGTAGTGCCAAACAGTACTTTGCATTTTGGTTGTTTTTTAGATAATAAATTGCACGGTGTTATGTCTTACGGCCCTAGTATAAATAAAAAAGGCACTATTAATTTAGTTAAAAATACTGGTTGGAATGAATTTATTGAACTTAACAGAATGGCTTTTGATGATTATTTACCAAAATATTCTGAAAGTAGATGTATTGCAATAAGTATTAAATTAATTAAAAAAAATGCACCGCATATAAAATGGATTATTAGTTTTGCAGACGGTACACAATGCGGAGATGGAACAATATATAGAGCAAGTGGTTTTAAATTAGTTGGTATTGTAGATAATACCGCTTTAAGAATAAATCCAAAAACAGGCGAAGCAATTCACGTTATACAGGCACATCATTTAAAAATAAGCAGCGAGTTTAGAAATTGGAAACCATTTGAAGGTAAGCAATTAAAATATATTTATTTAATAGATAAAAGTTGTCAAATAAATGCCGATATACTGCCATTTAGCGAAATAGATAAACAAGGAGCTGGTATGTATAAAGGCGAAAAAATAACTTTAAAAGACAGGCGTAATTAGTGTACTGGTAGCACATCTAACAACCAGTTAGAAAGAGGGGTTCGATTCCACCATTACGCTCTAAAGGTAGATTTAAAAAAGTCTACCTTTTTTTTATGATTAATTTTGACAAATTAAAAAAATATTTTAAATTAGCATCATATTAAAACAGAAACAATGACAACACATTTTGATGATTTAGGTTATTTTTTAGAATATTTAGTGGACGGAAAGTATATTGGTTCAATTAATATTGACAAACCAGATAGAGAAGAAATTGGTTATTACGGTAAAATTGATGCGATAGCAGAAAAAGATATTATTTTTAAAAATAAAAAACGCATTAAAAAAGGTCAGCATTACTACACTAGAATGTACCCATTATGCGGTCAAAAAAAATAAACTAAAACAAACTAAAACTATTTATTATGTCAGTTAATTTATTTGCAGAACAGGAAATTTCAAAATTGTATAACACATTAAGCGAAAACAAAAACGTTCAAGAATTTGTTTCGGAATTAGATTTTTTTAAAAAAAGAAATAAGTTCGGTGCAGAAAGCGCAGAAGATTTTATTGGTAGAGCAGTATGGTATGGCTATATAGCAAACATTACTGCTTTTAATGTTCAATACAAAGAAAACGAACAAATTAATTTTAATATGGAAAGCAATGAAAAGTTTGATAACTTTCAAGATGCGATTCAATTATTGGGGTCTTTGCTTTATAATGTAGCTACAAATGATGGCAATATATTTTTAATGGACGATTGGTATAACGCTTTAACTTCTATTGAAAAAGAGTTTGTAGTTGAGGAGCCAATTGAAATTCCTAACTACTGTTATTAGGATTAAATACATAAAAATAAGGCGGTTATTAATTTAGCCGCTTTTTTTATTTAATTTTGTAAAATGAATAAACAAAATGTTACATTAAAAAAGGCGATGCTAGAAGCCTTGGAAAAATCATTGGGTATAGTTACTACTGCTGCTAAGTCAGTTGGTATAACTAGAAAAACTCATTACGATTGGTTAAATAAAGACCCGCAGTATGCAAAAGCGGTAACTGAATTAGAAGATTTGGCGCTAGACTATGTAGAGTCAAAGCTATTTAAGAATATTGAAAAGGAAAAAGAAGCTAGCGTATTTTTCTATATGAAAACAAAAGGTAAGAAAAGAGGGTATGTAGAACGCCAAGAAATAGTACACCAAGGCGCTATGCCGGTTACTAAAATATCTGAGGAGGCAATGCAAGAGATTGACAAAATACTAGACAAAGAGTACTAAAATGGGAAAATGGAAGCAGTTAGGGAGGTTATTAAAAATAAATGTATTGATAGTTTACTATTCTTTACAAGATTTATATTTAAAGAAAACACGGGCAATAAATTCGAGGTTGCGCCGTTTCATATCGAATTGGCCCAAACCCTTGAAAAGGTAAGTAAAGGCGAAATAAACCGCCTTATAATTAATATACCGCCTAGGTATGGTAAGACCGAGATTGCCGTAAAAATGTTTATAGCCTGGTCGCTTGCTAAAAACCCAGCCGCTAAATTTATACACTTATCGTATTCAGATGCCCTAGCGTTAGATAACTCTAGCCAAACAAGGGAATACATTACAGGCGATGCCTACCAGGGTATATGGCCCCTACAACTTAAAAAAGATAGCCAAAGCCAAAAGAAGTGGTACACAACCGCAGGGGGTGGCGTATATGCAACCGCTTCGGGAGGTGCAATTACAGGATTTGGAGCCGGTAGTGGTGGGGCTATTATTATTGATGACCCTTTAAAGCCAGACGATGCCGTTTCAGATGTTAGGCGTTCGTTTATTAATAACCGTTATAACACTACCATTAGATCCAGGGTAAACACCAGGGACGTGCCGATTATAGTTATTATGCAAAGGCTACACGAAGAAGATTTAAGCGGGTATTTATTAGACGGTGGGAGCGGCGAAGATTGGCACCATTTAAAATTAGCTGCAATAGACAAAGACAATAATTCTTTATGGCCTAGCAAACATACCTTTGACGAATTAGAAGCAATTAGACAGGCAGACCGTTATACGTTTAGCGGTCAGTATATGCAGGAGCCAGCGCCTTTAGAAGGTGGCGAATGGCGTAAAGATTGGTTTAATGTTATTAATAAAGCAGAACTTCCGGCAGATGTAAATTGGGAAATGTTTATTGATGGCGCATATACAAAAGACACTAGGAACGACCCAACAGGAATACAGATAAGCGGTAAAAGCGGCGATAATCTGTATATACTTAAAAGCATAGATAAGTACCTAGAGATGCCGGAATTAAAGCAGTTTATAGAAAGTTTTGTAAAAAGCTGCGGGGTACAGGTGCAACAAATATTAGTGGAGCCAAAAGCGTCGGGTAAATCGTTGGTTCAATTACTAAGGCGTGAAACAAATTTTAATGTATCGGAATTAAAAACAGATTTTGTTAAGTTTAGCAAAATAGAACGGGCTAGGGCTTCGTCGCCATTTTTAGAAGGCGGCAGGGTGTACCTTGTTAAAGATAATTGGAACGACGCGTATTTGCAGCAGGTTAGCACTTTTCCCAATGCTAAGCACGATGAACATATTGACGTTACAAGTTATGCAATAGAGCGTAATTTATTAAAACGCTTTTTTGTTGTCTAAAATTCGTATTTTTACAAAAAATTTTATATATAGATGGCCTCAATCTTAGATAGATTTAAGACGCTTATTACTAAACAAGCGCAAAACACCAACGTAAATTACAATAAAGCCCTTTACAACTGGCTAGGTAATTCAATTATTTGGAATAGCGAAAACGACGATACATATATTCGTGAAGGCTACCAAAGAAACGCAACCGTTTATAGTATTATAAACCTAATAACAAAGTCGGCTTCTACAATACCGTTTCAAGTTTACGAAGTAAGCAATGAGGCTAACGCTAAACGCTACAAATCAATGACAAGCGGTTATATGGATAGCAACGCAATGCACGCGGCTAACGTGCTAAGAAAGCGCGCATTTACAGAAATAGAAAACACGCCATTACATAAACTTATGGAACGCCCTAACCCAGCGCAATCTTATAACGCCTGGCTTACTGAAATACTTAGTTTCGGTTTGCTAACAGGGAACCGTTACATTTATGGTATTGGGCCAGAAAGTGGGCCAAGCCAAGGTAAATACACCGAGTTGTATATACTACCTTCACAAAACGTTGAAATAGTAAGTGGCGGTATTATGGAGCCGGTGCAAGGTTACAAGTTGCAATATAATGGAACTTTTGAAGCTGCGGCAGAAGATGTTTGCCATATAAAAAACTTTAACCCGGATTATGACGGGACAGGAACGCATTTGTACGGACAATCTCCGCTTAGAGCAGGTTTAAGAACGCTAACTACAAATAACGAGGCGGTAACAACTGGAGTTAAATACTTGCAAAACCAAACGGCTAGGGGTATTCTAATGAGCGATGAGGGAGATATAAACGAGGTGCAAGCGCAGCAATTAAAAGATAAATTTAGGCAGCAGCACCAGGGCAGCAATAATGCAGGGGACGTTATTATTACGCCTTCAAAACTTAGTTGGGTAAACTTTGGATTGCCGGCTTCCGATTTGGCGCTTATTGAGCAGTACAATAGCAGTATAAAAGACCTTTGTAATATTTACAATATACCGGTACAATTATTAAACAATACCGACAGTAGTACTTACAACAATATGAAAGAAGCCAAAAAGGCTTTATACCAAAACGCGGTTATTCCGGAACTTATAAAATTAAGAGACGAATTAAATAGATGGCTTACGCCTAAATATGGCGCCAATCTATATATTGATTTTGATTTTACCGCAATACCGGAAATGCAAGAGGACATTGACAAGCTAGTAAGTCAATTGGGCCAAGCCTGGTGGGTAACACCAAACGAAAAACGCCAAGCTATGTATTACGGACAGGACGAAAACCCGTTAATGGACGAATATTATATGCCAGCCAATTTAATGCCATTGGAAGTTTCTATGCCGGAGTTAGAAAACCCCGCACCTTTAAACCAGGAGTAATATGTTAAAACGCGCCAAAGATAATTGGCAAAATGCTTTTGAAAGCACTTTGGATAAGTCCGAGCGTAAAGCAGTACGCGATTTTACAAACTATTATAAAACCGAAAGCGATAAGGCTATAAATATAGCGTTACAAAAGGGTAGTTTAAACGAACAGGATTTATTGGGGGTATTTACTAGGGACGGTTTTGCGAAGCGTTACGAGGCTTTATATGAAGGCATAGGGCTAACCTTTGCTAATTGGTATGCTAAAAACTTCGATAAGTATTTGACAAAAGGCGTATCTCCTAACCAGTTCCAGGAACCCTGGAGGGCAGCATTTAAGAACTTAGGTATAACAATAGGCGCACAACGCGTTACGTTAGTGCAAAATACCGCAAAGAAAACCCTTATAAAAGTATTTAGGAAATTATCAAACGATCCTATATTTCAAACAGAAGGCGAAGTTGTAAAAGCTAGAATGCTTAAAAAGCAATACAATAGATATAATACATACCAGGCTAAACGATTAGTTAGAACAGAGGCAACCAACGCGGCTAATTATGCTACTATGCAAAGCGCCCAGGATATTTTTCCAGGAGCAGATATGCAAAAGGAATGGATTACGTCAATGGACGGTAGAGAACGAGAATGGCACGGTGCTGCTAATGGTCAAATAGTAGACTTTAATAAACCGTTTATAGTAAAAGGCGAAAGCATAATGCGACCTGGGGAAGGTAGCGCTGCTAACGTCATTAACTGCCGTTGTAGCGTGGCGCCATTTCCAAAACCTAACGCCAATACAACATATTTAATAGATAGCATAGGTATAGGAATAGCATTTGGAGCAGCCGAGGAATTAATAAGCTAAAAATTTAATATCTTTACAAAAATTTTATTAATATGATGTTATATAAGGCGTCGCCTATTGGAGACTTAATTGATGCCGACGACAAAGCCGGTATCGTTAAAGGGTACGGTTCTGTTTTCGGTAATGTAGATTCAGACGGGGACATAATTACCAAAGGGGCTTATACAAAAACAATCAAAGAAAATGGCGACCGTGTTAGGTATTTATACCAGCACAATATGGATTGGCCGTTAGGAAAAATGCTAAACCTATACGAGGACGAAAAAGGCCTTGTATTTGAAGCTGAAATACCAAAGACTAGATTAGGTAAGGACGTAATGCAGCTAATTAAAGCTGGAGTAGTTACCGAAAATAGCGTTGGAATATTGCCAATAAATAAAGGAATGGCTAACGGTTACCGTGAATTAAGAGAAGTTAAACTTTTTGAAATTAGCGCCGTTACATTAGCAGCAAACGACCAGGCCCTTATACTAGATGTAAAAGGAAATGTAGATATTGATAAAATAGCTAATAAATATGACAACCTAGCAAAGCTAATTCGTAAGGGCGATATATCCGACGAACTAGGCTATGCTATTGAAGCTGAACTTTACAAACTAAAATCTTTATTTGTAAATGCCACAGAGCCGTCTGTTGAGGACACTTTGCCGGAAACAAAAAACGAAGATGTTAGCGAAGTATTGAAATATTTGTATAACAGTCTTAAAAAATAATTTAAAATGGACGAAAATTTAAAATCGCAGTTAGATAATATTTCTAACGAAATTGATTCAAGAATTGAAAAGGCTTACGGCCAGGCTTTAGAGTCTGCTAACGGAAAAGCTGACGAAATGATTAAAGGCGAGGTAACAAACCTTGTAAACAAGTTCAACGAACTTAACGACAGATTAGATGCTAACGAAGTAGCTGCTAAAAAAAGATTCGAGTCTAACAGACCAGCTTCTTTTAAAAGCGGTTTAGCTGACGCATTGAAAAACGGAGCAATTGAAAGCCTTGTAAAAGGTGGTTCACGCTCTGCTTCTTTTGAGATTAAAGCGGATATGACAACTGGCGCAGACTTTACTGGCGAGGTTATTCCAGCGCAAAGAGTTGCTGGGTACAAATTTGACCCAACAAGACCAGTACACGCTAGACAGTTAATTCCACAAGGATCTACAACTTCTGACGTAGTAAGATTCGTAAAAGAAAGCGGATATTCTAACGGTGCTGCACCAGTTGCAGAAGGCGCTACAATGGCACAGTCTGATTTCGATATGACTGCTGCTGACGCTAACGTAAGAAAAATCGGTACTTACTTCCGTATTTCAGAGGAAATGTTAGCTGACACGCCACAATTAACTTCTTATTTATCTGCAAGAGCGCCAGAGAAATTATTGGAAGTTGAGGACACGCAAATTTTAAGCGGTGCTGGTACTGGTTCTAACTTATCCGGTATTATTACTGATGCTACTGCATTTGCTGCTGGCGGATTCGCTGGAGCAGTAGAAGCTGCTAACGAGTTTGACGTATTGACTGCTGCATTAAACCAATTGGCGTTATCTAACTACAACGCTGATTATATTATGCTTAACCCAACAGATTTCCACAAAATCTTATTATTGAAAGGTACAGATAACCACTATATTAAAGATTCTGTTTACCAAGGTTTACAGCCTACTTTCTTAGGAGTGCCTGTTGTAATTAACACGGCTATTCCAACTGGAGACTATTTAGTTGGTAACTTCGGAATGGGTACGCAACTATGGGTTAGAGATAACGTTTCTGTTGAGTTCTTTAGAGAAGATGGAACAAACGTAAGAGACGGATTTGTTACAGTAAGAGTAAGCGAGCGAGTAGCTTTAACTAACTACTTACCAAACGGATTCGTAACTGGAGATTTCGCAACTGACAAAGCAGCTTTAGAGACTGCATAATTAGTTACTAAATAACAAACTAAACCCTGGCTTAACGGCTGGGGTTTTTTTATGCCTAAAAAATAAATTAAAATTTTTTTTGCATTTTGTTTGGTATATTAAAAGTTTATTTTAAATTAGCTAAAGCAAAACAAAACAAATATGACTTTTGAAATTTTAGACAACAGACAAGGCGAATGGGAAGCTGGAAACACAAAGGAATGTAAGTACTTTGTAAGGGCTATTGAAACAGATAGAATTGTAGGCGTAGGCAGCAAGGCATTTGCAAATGAAATAATAAAAGACTGGCAAAACTGGGACTTTGGTCAATATGAAGATTTATATTAACTAATTTATGGAAGAAAACACAAAACAACTTATTATTGGTTTTATAGGCGCTATTTTACTGTTAGTATTTTGTTTTGTTTATATAAACTTTAAAGGCAAAAAATAATGGACGAAGTATTTGAGCATTTAAACGACTGCATTTATTTAGCCGAGATTTCGGACAATGCACTGGTTAAAAACAAGCTAACAAAAGTTAGAGATTTATTAATTAGAAAAATTGAAATAGAATATGAGCAATTTAGCGGTCAATTATAGAGGCGTAGTGTTAGCAATCGAGGGCGAATATTACAAAGGCGAGGAACGCGCATTTGATTACCCTGGAAGCGGCCACGAGTTTGAAATAGAACACGTTTACGCTGGGTCTAATATAGATATATACGATATACTAGAAACCAAACAGGTTTATGAATTAGAAAAACTTTGTATTGAGGAAATAAATAAAAATCATTAATTTTAGGATATGGAAAATTTAACAAGTGAAAAAATCGGTAATGTAATTATATTAGGATTAGTTGCCGGCCTGTGGTGGGTCAATACCTTTATTAATTTTAATTGGTTTAGCTTTTTAGTGATTAGCTTTATGCTGGCCCTTCAAGCGAATAATGTTTATAAGAATTTTAAAAAGAAATAGTTTGGTTTGTTTGTGATGCTAAAGGCGCTTTGTTATACAGGGCGCTTTTTTTTGTAGCTTTGTTTTATGCTTACCGATATAAACCAAATTGGTTGCCTAGCAGAATACAAGTTTTTTGTTACTTGTATGGAGTTAGGTTTGCAAGTGTCAAAGCCTATTTTAGACGCTAGTGTTTACGACTGTATAATTGACAATGGTAAGCGCCTTATTAAGGTACAGGTTAAGTCTAGGAGCGTAAGCGACAGAGGCGAGCAAAACGATATGCTGCAATGGGGCAGCAATAGATACAAGCCGACAGACTTCGATTATTACGCTATTTACTTGCACCAAACAGGCGATTGGTTAATAATGCCAAACACGGGCCAAATAAGTATGCGATTAAATAAAGAGAATACAGATAAATTTAATAACTTTGCGTTATTGTTTTCTGCATAATAAACATAAGTTAGTTAATGAAAGAGGCGTTACTTTAGGGTAGCGCCTTTTTTTGTATTTTTACACAAATTAATTATTATGAAACTTCAAATGTTAAAAAGCGTTGTTGACGGCAACCAAGTACACAAAAAAAATACAATTGTTGAGGTTAATGACGATACTGCTAGGCATTACTTAGCCGTAGGTATTGCAATAGAATACAAAGATCCTATTGTAAAAGAAGATAAACAAGAGGTCGAAACAAAAGAACATAAAGCGCCACGTAAGCGCAGAACTAAAAAGAATTAAGCTATGCGCCAAATTAAAGTAAATAGTTTACTAGGCAATGAGATAATTACCCTAGGGGACGTAAAGAACTACGTTCGTATTGATAGCGACGACGATAACGCTATTATTACCAATATGATTACCCAGGCGCGCATTTGGTGCGAGAATTATATTTCCAGGGACATAGTACCTAAAAACCGTACTTATTATATGGATAGCACTAACGGTTTATTTGATTTACCTTTTGCACCGGTTGCCACTATTGTAAGCGTAACCGTCGAGGGCGAAGCTGCTACATATACCGAATATGGTTTGGACGATTTAAGCATTGAATTAAACGGTGGGCCAAGTAACAATGTAAAGATTACATATACAACTGCTGGCTTAAACGACGGGCTTATTAAACAGGCGCTTTTGCAAATGGTATCTAATTACTATGATAACAGGGCAGATTTTGAAATTGGTAAAGCAGTAAATGAAATACCTACAAATGTAAAAAGCATATTGAGTGGGTACAAATCAATGTATATTTAATGCAGGCAGGAAAACTAAATAGCCGTATTACGGTAAAAAAAACAACCAGGGTGCAAGACGAATTTGGAGGCTGGCAAAATACTGCCGACTACAACGTTTCGTATTGGGCCGACGTAAACCAAATTGCAGGCGAAATAAGCCAGGAAAATGGCAAACGTTCTTTGGAGTTGGAAGTGCAAATAATAATGCGTAAAAAGAGCGCAGACGGTATTAATATAGGCGATGTTATTACGATAGGAAGCAACTCAGCGGAATATAGGATAAATTCCAAGTTCGATAGCGTCTTAGATTTTAAAACAGAATTAAAAGCTACTAAAATTGATTAACGCCAAAATAGATAAAAGTTCTTTAGCAATGCTAGATAAAAAGCTGACTAGGTTAAAACAACTTAGTAAGCAAGGGTTTAGTAATGAGATAGGTAAAACGGCTTTTGAAATTGTTAGTTTGTCAAAAAAGGCGGCACCAGCACCTACTGGTAATTTAAGAAATTTAATAGGCTTACAAAAAAGCGGAACCAATACAATAGAAGTATTTAGTAAGGCGCCATATAGTCCCTACGTTGAATTTGGAACAGGTGCTAGAGTAGATTTAGCAGATATGCTAGAACTTGGCATACCGGCAGAATATGCGGCCCAATTTAAGGGTAAGGGAATTAAAGAAGTAAACCTACCGGCTAGGCCATACTTTTATAGCAGCGCCAGGAAGGGGTTACAAAATTTATTATTACGATTAGATAGTGCAATTAAAAAAGCAAAAAAATAATGTTAGAAGCTATACATTACTTACGCAAGGCGATAATAGAAAAATTAAATGGCGAGGTTCTTTTAAACGGCCAGGCATTACCAGTTTATAACAGGGTGCCTAGCAATGCAGTAGCGCCTTATATAATTGTTTATAGCGTTTCTAATAACGAAATAGACCAAAACCAAACCAGCCTAACAATGGAACTGCTAACACGAGTAGAAGTAGTAACAAGGTTTAATGGCGACGACGGTGGCGAATTGGATTGCAACCTAGCTATTTCAAAAATATTATCTTTGCTACGTACAAGGTCTGCGGGTTATTTAGATTTGACTGCTGCCGGATTTAATGTTTATACTAGCGTTAATGAAGGGGTTACATATTTAACAGACGATTTAAAAGACCATACGTATTACAGGGCAATATTAGAATTGTCAAATAGAGTTGAGCCAATTTAAAAAAAATATAATTATAACCATAATATAATGACAACTGCAACCGATTTGAAAATTTACGCCTTAAACTCCGCAACTTTAGCATTTAACTTTATGCAAATAGATATTTTACTTAAAATATTTTTAACCGCTGTTGTTATGGGTTACACCATACATAAGTGGTATATAATGAATGAAGAACGTAAACTGCAAAAGCAAATGGATAAAATACAAAATGCGGCAGAAAATAAATCTAAGGACCGCGTTAAGGCTAGTGAAAGTGTTATTAAAAACGGTATTGTTAGAAAAACAAAATTAGAAAAATAATGAAAAATATAGTTTCCGGTTGGAAAACTACTTTACTAGGAATGCTAGTTATAGGCGCTGGTATTGCTTATATTTTCGTGGTTCAAGACAGTAAAATATTTCAATTTGCTATATTGCTAATTGTAGGTATAGGCTTTTTATTTGCGCCTGATACAATAGTGGACGGTTTAAGAAGTTTAATACAGAACAATAAAACAAAAAAATTCTAATATGGAAGCAATTTTAACAAGGGAAATAGCACAAGACGAACAAACCCTAGGTAGTTTAGTGATAAAAGACGACGAAGGTAAAAAGCTATTTAGCTGCAAGACTTTAGAGTTGCCCTGGAACGCTAATAAAAAGAACGAAAGCTGCATACCATTAGGAGATTATAAAGTGGCGCCTAGGCAAAGCGCTAAATACAATAAGCATTTCCATATACAAGACGTTCCTGGACGTTCTTTTATTCTTATTCATATTGGAAACTACAAAGACCAAACAAGGGGTTGCGTGTTAGTAGGCGATAAATTAGCCGATTTAAACGCGGATAGTTACAAAGATGTAACTAACAGTAAAGCGACAATGCAAAAGCTGCTTAAAGTGGCGCCTAACGGTTTTGATTTAACTATAAAAAACAAAGCCAAACGAAATGCTGAAATATAGCATAGTAATATTATTACTCTTTACAAGTTGCACCGCAAAAAAAATAGTTACCCAAACTAAAGAGGTTATTATAAACGATACAATTATACTTACCAAAGACCGCATAGTTACAAAAGCGGTAAACGATACCATACTTATAGAAAGCCCTTGCGATAGCACAGGCATTTTAAAGCCGTTTAAGGAACGTTTAAAGACTGCCCAGGGGGAAATTACCATACAATCAAAAAACAACGTCTTAGAGGCTACAATTAACTTAGATAGTATTGTACAAAGCATCGAAAAGCGTTATGAAAGTAGGGTAGTAGATACAGTACAAAAAAGTGATACGTTAAAGGTAAAATACAAAACGCCTTTATGGTTGGTTTTATCTTTGGTTTTTTCTGTATTGCTAAACGTGTTATTGCTAAGATTTAAGTTATAGGTTTTTCCTTAACTTTGTGAAAAATATAAATATGGCAAAGGAATTACAATATACGAGCGTATTTCAAAAGGTTTCTTTTGGAGATTACGGGCTTAGAATTTTAAGTAGTGGCGAAACGAGCGTAGCAAATGAGGCTTTTGCAGCTATTCAAGTGTTAGCTGATTGCGTTGTTAGTTTTACAAACAATACAGACGGTGGCGATACAACAATTACAAGTTTGTCGTTGAGTGCGGGCCAAGCTATTTATGGTAATTTTGAAGATATTAGCGTTACAAGCGGTAAAGTGATTGCTTATTTAAGGTAATGTTATGCTAGGCATAGGAAATAATTTAACGAGAATAATACAAAAAACAATAACTATAATTAGTGATTTTTGGCAAGACCAAGTAAACGTCTGGCAGGATCAAAACACCGATTGGGATAATACATAAATAAAAATATATGGCGACTTTAACAGGACAAACAATAAGCAGCACCTACGACGGACTGCTAAAAACTACCGACAACGACGTACTAAACGCGAACGGTAAAGAAATAACAGACGGCTTAGGTAATGGCTCCGGTGTTTCATTAGATACAAACGGTAATATAATAGCGCAGGGAACTGTAAAAGCTATTGGTGGGGTTAGAGATACTAGCAACGATTTAGGAACAAGCGGGCAGGTGTTATCTAGCACGGGTAGCGGTACGAATTGGATAAACCCAACTAACGCGGTAGATTCAGTAAATGGCGTAACAGGGGTAGTTGTTTTGGATTCAGACGATATTGCAGAAGGCGCGACAAACGAATACCTTTTAGCGGATTCTGTAACATACGCTAAGTTGGGCGCTGAATTTACAACAAGTGCTGCTTTATCTACAAACGTAGATTTTAGTACTGCACAAGTATTTACTAAGACACTAAGTGGAGACACTACCCTTACTTTCTCAAATACTGCAATAGGTATGGTAAAGGACTTAGTAATTACAGGGGCGCATACTTTAACGCTTCCAAGCGGTTCAACAGTAGCAGGTACATATAACGGAGCGGTAAGTAATTTAATTCAAGTAGTAGTAACAGGAGCAGCTGAATACTGGTTCTCAATCTCTCAAGCACAATAATATGAAAGCAATAGAAATTAACGGAAACATTAAGACATTTAGAAGGCTTCCTAATGTATGGGAAGACGAAAAAGGTTTACACTTAAACTTTAGAAAAGTAGCTGACCCAACAGAGTTTGGGTTTTACGATGTTGTTACACCACAATACGACAAGATTAGTGAAAGGCTTTCTGCTATGTTCTTTGATAAAAAGAAAAAAGCATTTACTTATAAAGTAGTTGCTATTGACTTAGAAGGTACTCACGATATATTAGACGAAGATGGTAATGTTATTGAAACAAAACCTAACTATGACATTGCAGAGTTAAAAGCAAGCAAGATTTCAGCTATTAAAACAGAAGCAGGGAAGCTATTAAGCCCTACTGATTGGTATGTAACAAGACTTGCTGAAAGAGCCGTAGCAATACCACAGGAGATTGCAGACAAAAGACTTGACATAGTAACAAAGTCAGATACATTTGAAACAGAGATTAACGCATTAATAACCGTAGAAGAAGTACTAAGATACACACACGCATTTTACCCGCAGCCAAGTTTAGATGAAGTTGAACCATTAACTGAATAGTATGTTAGCTAAGAGATTAATAAAAAGTAATGATGCAGGGGGCGGTGGTTGCACTAATACAGTAGATTTATACAATCCATTTCCAGACGGTGGTGGTATTGCTTTGTATCAATTAAATGGCGATGCTACTGATGTAAGTGGGAATTATAATGGTACTGCTTCAAATGTTACTTATGGCACAGGACAGTTTGGTCAAGCAGGTGTTTTTAATGGTAGTAATAGTTATGTAGTGATAGATGATAGCTCAGCTTTAAGATTAACAGGTTCTTATACTGTTTCATTATGGGTTAAATTTAATTCTTTTTCAACTTTTCAAAGAATAATAACTAAGGATAATGCAAACGATTATAGTGGAGGATATTCTTTTAATGCTAATTCAACTAATATTTATTGGCAACATAATAATGGCTCTGCAACTGATGTAGTTTTTCCTAATACTTTATCAACAGCTACTTGGTACAATCTTTGTATTGTTTACGATTCTTCAAATACATCTAATAATTTATTTTTTTATGTTAATGGAGTTCTTGAAGTTACTGATTCCGCTGCCTCCCCAATTATTGGAGAAGCAGGCAATAAGTTATTTTTTGGGACTTATGGCTCGTCAAGTCCTTTAGGTCAATACTTAAATGGAGATTTAGACCAAGTAAGAATATTCAACAGAGCATTAAGACCTTACGAAGTAGAGGCTTTATATACAGAAGAATATTGTACACCTACTATTGTACCAAGTGAGCATTTTAATACTGTTTT